CGCGCCGCCGTCGTTACCAGTGCGGGAACCTGCACAAGTTCTGGACAGAGGAACGCATAACCCCTGGCCCTTCCTCTACAGCTATCAAAAAGACGGAAGCGTTACAGAAAATCGAGGAAGAAAAACAACGCGTTATGCTGAAGCTGAAAGTATTGGACAAGCCCTGATATGAGCGCTAACGAAACGCAGGTGGGCGGTAACCACTACAAGCAGTTCCAGTATGAAACCTGGGATGTGATCTTGGATTGGCAGCTTGGGTATCTTGATGGTAACGCCGTTAAATATCTTTCCCGCTGGCGACATAAGAACGGGGTGCAGGATCTGCAGAAGGCCCTGCACTACATCCAAAAACTAATTGAAGTGGAAACAGGGAAACAAGATGGATCTGATAACAATAGACTTTGAAACGTACTACGACAGGGAGTACAGCCTATCCAAAATTACTACGGAGGAGTACATCCGTGACCCCCGTTTTGAGGTGATTGGTATAGGCATCAAAGTAAACGATGGAGAACTGGAGTGGGCCAGCGGTGCGGACTACCAACTCAAAGACTGGTTGGATCAGTTTGACTGGGAGAACTCAATGGTGCTGGCACACAACACCATGTTCGACGGCGCGATCCTGAATTGGCGGTTTGGTATTGACCCGGCACTGTGGCTGGATACGTTGTGCATGGGGCGTGCCCTGCACGGGGTGGAAGTCAGTGGGTCCCTTGCCGCCCTGGCCGAGCGGGAAAAGCTGGGCAAGAAGGGCACCGAAGTGATGAACGCAATCGGCATGCGCCGAGGGGACTTCTCCCAAGAGAGGTTGGCTGCATACGGGGACTACTGCATCAACGATGTCAACCTGACCTACAAGCTGTTCCAAAAGTTCTTGCCGCAGTTCCCCAAGAAAGAACTGAAGCTGATTGACACAACTTTGCGGATGTTCATCAACCCGACGTTGGGGTTGGATACGACTCTGCTCACAGAGCATCTTCAGGATGTACGGGACAGGAAGCTGAAGCTGTTGGAGGAGTGCGGGGCCGAAACCGATGACCTGATGAGCAACCAGAAGTTTGCTGAGTTGCTGCGTAACCTCGGGGTCACACCACCTACAAAGATCAGTCTGACAACCGGCAAGGAGACACTCGCACTTGCCAAGAACGATGAGGACTTTCTGCGCCTGACTGAGCACCCAGACTGGAGGGTGCAGGGGCTGGTTGCCGCACGCCTGGGGTTGAAGTCAACCCTTGAGGAGACTCGCACCGAGCGGTTCCTATCCATTGCGAGTCGGGGGCCGCTGCCTGTACCCATCAAATACTACGCTGCGCACACCGGTCGGTTTGGTGGTGACGACAAAATCAATTTGCAGAACCTACCGAGCCGAGGGGACAACGCGGGTAAGTTGAAGAGCGCGATCCTTGCACCTGAGGGATACAGCATCATTGACGCGGACTCCTCGCAGATTGAGGCGCGGGTGCTTGCTTGGCTTGCGGGGCAGGAGGATCTTGTTCAAGCCTTCGCAAACAACGAAGATGTCTACAAAAAGATGGCTTCAGCCATATACAGTAAACCAGAACAGGACATAACTAAACAAGAACGGTTCGTGGGTAAGACCACGATTCTGGGCTGCGGGTACGGCATGGGGGCTATCAAGTTCCAAGCACAGCTAAAGACGTTTGGTACAAAGGTAGAACTTGAGGAGGCACGACGCATCGTTGATGTGTACCGCCGAACCAACCCAGCCATCACGGCGCTGTGGAGGCAAGCACAAGCGATGCTGATTGCCATGTCCAGAACCGAGCCCGCCGCGCTGGGCAAGAAGGGTGTGCTGGGTGTGCTGCCCGCTGAGTCTGCGATCATGCTTCCGAGTGGGCTGAGTATGCGGTACGATGATCTGAAGATACATGAGGGTGAGAAGGGTGCGGAGTTCACCTACAAGACCCGTAAGGGGCGCACCCGTATCTATGGGGGAAAGGTCATCGAGAATGTGTGCCAAGCAATAGCGCGGTGCATCATCGGTGAGCAAATGCTGCGCATCGGGAAACGATACAAAGTTGTCCTCACGGTGCATGATGCGATTGCCTGCATCTGCAAAAACGAGGAAGTAGAAGAGGCGCGGGCCTACGTGGAGGAGTCCATGCGTTGGACTCCGAAGTGGGCTGAAGGACTACCTGTTAACTGCGAAAGTGGATTTGGAAAGAGCTATGGCGACTGCTAACGAGATCGTTGATTACGCAATGCCTTTGATGAACATCGAACGCATGGCAAAAGAAGTTTATGGCGCGTGTTTGGTTGATGACCTGCGCACTGCTGAAGAATTTGCGTTGAAGCTGGGGGTCGAGGTGCGTGTACTGCAAGCCACCCTTGCGATCATGCAGAACAAGGAAACGATGCGATGAGTAGCGGCAATCGGTGGTCGTACAGCAGCCTCAAACTGTTTGAGCAGTGCCCCCGTAAATACTTCCACTTGCGGGTGGTAAAGGATTTCAAGGAGCCTGAATCTGAGGCTATGCTGTACGGCACCCGATTCCATACAGCAGCAGAAGAATACATAAAAGAGGGGAAACCCTTACCGCAATACTTTGCATTTGTAAAAAATGCTTTGGACAACTTGAAGCGGTTGCCCGGAGAGAAGCACTGCGAGTATGAGATGGGGATCACGGAGGATCTGCAGCCGTGTGCGTTTGATGATCCTCGGGTTTGGTTCAGGGGTATTGCCGACTTGCTCGTGATTGACAAAGAGGCGGGTGAAGCGCGGGTGCTGGACTACAAGACGGGTAAGAGCGCCAAGTACGCCGACCCGGATCAGTTGGAGTTGATGTCCCTGTGCGTGTTCAAGCACTTCCCCGAGATCAAGAAGGTGAAGTCTGGCCTGCTGTTTGTGGTGTGCAACGCCTTCGTCAAGAGCAAATGTGAAGCCACTCAGCAAGAAGTTCTTTGGAAGAAGTGGACAGACAAGCACGGCAAACTAAAATTTGCGATGGACCACGATGTTTGGAACCCCAAGCCGTCCGGTCTTTGCAAGAAGCATTGCGTGGTCACCTCTTGCCCACACAACGGAAGGAATTGAAATGCCTTACACCAAGTCACCTCGCCCCTACAAACATGAATACGAGATGCAGAAGTCTCGGGGGGAACACGAAGACCGAATGGAGCGGCAGCGTGCACGCAGGGCGCTAGACAAGAAGGGTGTGGACCGCAAGGGTAAGGATGTATCTCACGTGAAGGCGCTGGCCCGTGGAGGTACGAACTCTGATGGCTACAAGCTGGAAGCCCCCTCAAAGAACCGCAGCCGGAACCTCCATAAGAAGGGCGAAGCCAAGGGCTAACCCTAGTTGACTCCGTGGCAGCGCGTCCCTACACTTGGGGCTCCCGCAGTTGCCACTCCGGGTTTGCATGATGTAAGTGATGTCCCCGTAAGGTGTGGGTGGGGGCCATCGGCCTGGAGCAATCTGGGTATTCAACTACACCAGTCGGCACGGATCGAGCTTTCACCGTTCGGGAACCGACAGGCAGACGGCAGAACAGAGACCCTGTTCTGCCTGTTTTGCCATATCTAAAACAATATCACAACACCACACGAGAGCAATGGAAGTCATCAATAACAAGGCGTTGCTACTACGGTTGAAGGAGCCGCATCGAGTTACTGCGGTGATCCCCAAGAGCAAGGTTGTAGGTCAGAACCAAGTCGTGGTGCATTGGGGTCTGGACGAAGCTCAGGTTCTGAAGAACCTCCGTATCAAAGATGTCCCCTCCCCGATCCTGCGGGACTATGACTGGCCTGGGCTGCACAAGCCGTTCGATCACCAGAAAACATCCGCATCATTTCTGACCCTGCACAAGCGTGCGTTCTGCCTGAGTGAGCAGGGTACGGGTAAGACTGGCAGTGTGATCTGGGCTGCGGACTACCTGATGCGGCAAGGCCGAGTGCGCCGGGTGCTGGTGGTCTGCCCGTTGTCAATCATGGACTCCGCATGGAGGGCCGACCTGTTTAAGTTCGCTATGCACAGGCATGTGGACATCGCCCACGGTAACGCAGAGAAGCGGCGTGAGGTCATCAACGGCACAGCAGAGTTCGTCATCATCAACTACGACGGTGTAGAAGTTGTCGTGAATGACATCGAGAAAGCAGGGTTTGACCTGATTGTGGTGGATGAGGCGAATGCGTACAAAAACGCCCAGACCAAACGCTGGAAGATCTTGAACGCAATGCTCCGCCCTGATACGTGGTTGTGGATGCTCACCGGCACCCCTGCCGCACAGTCCCCTGCGGATGCGTATGGTCTCGCCAAGCTGGTCAACCCAAACAACGTGCCAAGGTTCTTCACCACCTTCAAGGACATGGTGATGTACAAGGCAGGGCAGTTTCGGTGGGTGCCGAAACCATCGGCTACCCAGACTGTTTACAAGGCACTGCAACCTGCAATCAGGTTTACCAAAGCCGAATGCCTTGATCTCCCAGAGATGACCTACGTCAGCCGACAGGTGGCGCTCACTGCACAGCAGGAGAAGTACTACAAGCTGATGAAGAAGCAGATGATCATCGAGGCCGGAGGCGAAGAGATCACTGCAGTCAACGCGGCTGTCAACCTGAGTAAGCTGCTGCAACTGTCCTGCGGGGCGGTGTACGCAGACACCGGAGAGACCATTGAGTTCGACATCAAAAACCGTTACGCGGTTCTGAAGGAGGTCATAGACGAAACAGACAAAAAAGTTTTGGTGTTCGCACCATTCAAGAATGCAATTGAACTGATCACCAACAAGCTGCGGGCTGATGGGTACGAGACCGAGGTCATCCAAGGGGATGTGCCCGCTGGTAAACGTGCTGAGATCTTCCGCAACTTCCAAGATACCCCATCGCCACGTGTGCTGGTAATCCAGCCACAGTCGGCGTCGCACGGGGTTACGTTGACTGCAGCCGATACGGTTGTCTGGTGGGGACCTACAAGCTCACTGGAGACCTACGAGCAGGCCAACGCCCGCGTGCATAGGGCAGGGCAACGGCACCCGACAACGGTCGTGAGACTGATCGGGTCCAATGCAGAGCGTCATGTGTACCAAATGTTAGACACTAAAAAAGACGTACACACACAAGTAGTTGACTTGTACAAGAGGTTACTTGACTAACCCACAAGTTACCACTACAGTTCACTTCCCACAACAAGGAGCAACGAGATGTCTGATACGGTCGTAGAGGCCGGGGGTGAAGTCCCCCTCGAAAAGATGGTTCGCGTGTACATCAAGATGCGCGGGGCCAAGGACAAGATCACCAAGGAGTACGAGGCCCAGCTTGAGAAGATCGAAGCTGACATGCAGACCATCAAGCAGGCACTGCTCGGGTACTGCAAGGATCACAACGTAGAGAGCGTGCGTACCAAGGAAGGCATGTTCTACCGCAACATCAAGAAGCGGTACTGGACAAACGATTGGGAGGCGATGGGCAAGTTCATCATTGAGAACAACGCCCCAGAGCTTCTGGAGAAACGTCTGCATCAAGGCAACACACAAGCCTTTTTGGAGCAACACCCCGAACTGCTGCCACCGGGGCTGAACGTGGACAGCGAATTCACCATCACTATCAGGAGGGCTTAATGGCCGAAGAAAAGTATCTGACCCTGGAGCAAGTGGCGCAGCATTACCAAGTGTCGCTGTCTACCGTTCGATCTTGGGTTCGCATGGGAGCGATCCCTGCGGACAAGTACATCAAGGTTGGTAAGACCTTCCGGTTCAAGATAAGCGAGGTGGACGCAGCCCTGCGTGCGCTCAACCAAGCAAAGCAATCCAAGCTGATGGACATCCCTGAAGCTACCCCTGACCAAGACATGTAAGGAGAAACACATGAGCGAATTGACCCTTTTCAAAGGCGGCGTACCCGCACACCTGCGTGCCCTTGAGGACGACGAGACCACCAACACTCTTGCCGGTGGCGAACTTGGACAACGCCGGATCAGCATCAAGGGCGGCGTGTTCCGCGAGATGATTGGCTCCAAGGAATACCGCACCTCTGAAGAGCGTGCGATGGGCGTGATCATCATCAAGGCCGCACCGAGCGTTCACCGTCAGTACTTTGAAGGTGCGTATGTGGAGGGACAGAATGCAGCGCCCACGTGCTGGTCGTCCAACTCCCAGACCCCCGATGCCTCAGTGCCGGAAGATCAGCGGCAAGCCCCCAAGTGCATGGACTGCCCCCAGAACATCAAGGGTTCCGGGCAGGGTGAAAGCCGTGCGTGTGGTTACCGCCAACGCATCGCTGTGCTGCTGGAAGGCGAAGTGGAGAAGCGTGAGGTTTACCAAGTGATCCTGCCCCCGACCTCCGTGTTCGGTGACGGTGAGAAGGGTAAGCTGCCGCTGCAGGCATACGCCAAGCACCTGAAGGCGCATCGCACCCCAATTGCTGGGGTGGTCACGGAGATGCGTTTCGATACCGCAAGCCCAACGCCGAAGCTGGTGTTCAAGCCTGTGCGCCCGATCACTGAAGAAGAGTTGGATGTGGTCCGTGCGATGCGGGACTCGGTGGAAGCCGAAGAAGCGGTGAAGCTGACCGTGGCACCGGCAAAGCCCGCCGCTGCGTTGTTTGATACCCCCGTTGCTAAGCCAATTGCTAAGCCAATTGCTAAGCCAATTGCTAAGCCGGCCCCTGTGGTGGTAGAGGAAGTGGAAGAGGAGGCACCCCCTCCGAAGAAGGTTGAGGCCAAGAAGCCGGAGGCGGCTACAAGTAGTTTGGAAAGCCTCGTGGATGGGTGGGACGACGAGTAAGTAGGTGTTCCTGGGGGCGGTGATCCCGCCCCCGTTTCACTGTGTTCGTCCAACTCCACTATCCACGGGTATGCAAACAAAAGACTTTCTCAATGCAGCCCTTGGGGGAGATGGATACATCTGTGTGTTTGGCGCAAACCCAGTAAAGAAGCGCGTCATACAGAAACTGTATCCAACCATAGATGCTGCATGCGCGGCGGCTGACAACCTGAAGGACGAGGGCTTCGATGCCTACTTTGGGGTGGCAACCTACACAACAGACAAATCGCGGAGGGCTGACAATGCCAAGCACCTGAGGTGCTTCTTTCTCGACATCGACTGCGGCCCCCACAAGTCCGCGACAGAAGGATACCCCGGAGGGCAGAAGGACGGAATTGCTGCGCTGCAGCAGTTCTGCAAGACTGTCGGGTTACCAAGACCTACGCTGATCAATTCAGGTCGGGGCGTGCATGTTTACTGGTTCCTGACAGAGCCTGTGGAGCCTGAGCAGTGGGCTCCTGTTGCCGAGAGGTTGAAGGCCCTGTGCGTACAGCACAACCTTGTGGCCGATCCTGCAGTGACTGCGGATATTGCTCGGGTACTTCGCGTTCCCGGCACCCTGAACTTCAAGGATGCCCCGGCAAGGTCGGTTGAAATTATTGGTGAGCTACGTGAGCCACTGACCTTTGAGCAGTTCAAAAGTACTTTAGAGGTACGACAGAAACCGCTCACTAACGCGACATTACTTGCCGACGATGATATTACGTCAGCGCTGCTGGGCAACTACAAGAACGTCTTCAAAACGATCTTGATGAAAACCGCAGGGGGTCGTGGTTGCGCCCAACTGCTGAACATCATTCAGGATCAGGAAAACATCCCCGAGCCATTGTGGCGTGGCGGGCTGTCGATTGCCAAGTTCTGTGTGGATGCGGACAAGGCAGCGCACAAGATCTCCAGCAAGCACCCAGGGTATGACCCCGACGAGACAGCAAAGAAGCTGGATCAGATCAGGGGGCCGTACACCTGCGATACGTTTGACAAGCTGAACCCCGGCGTATGTGCAGAGTGCCCCAACAAGGGCAAGATCAAAAGCCCGATTGTGCTCGGGCGAGAAGTTCAAGAAGCATCAGAAGAAGACAACGTGGTTGAGGACGTTCCTCAAGCCATGCCATCAGCAGGGAAACAAACTTATGTGATCCCGTCCTATCCGGCCCCCTACTTCAGGGGGATCAAGGGCGGGGTGTTTATGCGGAAGAAGGACAAGGATGGAGACACCGTAGAAGTCCCCATCTATCACAACGATCTGTACGTGCTGCGGAGGATGACCGACCCTGAAGCAGGGGAGTCCGTGATCATTCGACTACACCTCCCCAAAGATGGGGTCAGGGAGTTCACTATCCCGCTGGCGTCGATGTTGTCCAAAGACGAGTTCCGCAAGTACATGGCGATGAATGGCGTTGCCGTCATAAACATGGAAGGACTTATGACATACACCACAAAATGGGTGAACAAACTTCAGGCAGAAGTTGAGGCAGACGTTGCAAGGCGTCAGCTTGGATGGGTCATGCCCCACATGGATGCGTTTGTCGTTGGTGGCAAAGAGATCCGTGCTGACCGTATTGAGCCGAACCCTCCGTCAAACACCACCGTGCGGGTGATGGGCGGGTTCCAGTCCAAGGGTTCTTTGGAAGAGTGGGTGCGGGTGATGGGGTTCTATAACCGCCCCGGCATGGAGTTGCACCAGTACGCACTCGGGTTGAGTTTCGGCTCTCCCTTGGTCGCCTTTAGCAGTGACGGCGCGGCGCTCTTTCACATGTGGAGCAAGGACCCCGGCCTTGGTAAGACTGCTGCCTTACGTATCGGCAACAGCATATGGGGGCACCCGGATGACCTGATGTGCCATGAGCGCGACACGTTCAATTCCAAGATGAACCGTGCGGAGGTGTACAAGAACATCTTCCTCACGATGGACGAGTTGTCGAACATCGCACCCAAGGACGCAAGTGATTTCCTGTACCAACTGACCGGCTACAAACAACGCAATCGGCTTAGTGCATCAGGCAATACCGAACGGTATCGGGGGGAACCCTGGCGCATGAATGTTGCCAGCACCGGCAACACCAGCTTGATCTCCCGCGTGACCCTGTTCAAGGCACTGCCGAAAGCAGAGGTGGTTCGGGTTCTGGAGTACCACGTACCCAAGATGGACATTGGGGCCAAGACGGTAACTGATGAGTTCAACCGTGGGTTGGAGATGAACCACGGTGTGGCCTGTGTGCCATACATGCAGTACGTCATGCGCAAGTTGGAGGAATCCAAGGCGCTGTTCCTGTCCGTGCAGGAACGCATTGACAAAGCTGCGGGCCTCTCGCAGCCCCATCGGTTCTGGTCGGCTCAGGCGGCATCGGCCCTTGTGGGGTTGATCATCGCCAAGAAGTTAGGGTTGCATAACTTTGACTTAACCAACCTGTTCAAGTGGGTCGTGGCTGTGATAGAGACCAACAAGGAGGCACTCAAGGCCGAATCTGAAGACGCAGGGAGCACCCTGACTTCGTACCTTGCTGAGAACTACAACAACGTGCTTCGTATCAAGAGCACGGACGATTCTCGTAATCTTGGCAATCAGGATGTGTACATAGTGCCTGACTCTGCACCTCGGATGCAGTTGGTTGCCCGGTACGAGTACGATGTCAAGAAGTTGTACCTGCTGCCAAAACCGTTCAGGGATTGGTGCCTGAAGCTGCAGCTACCCTACCAAGACTTGTTGTTGAGTCTGAAAACAGGGCCGACCAAGGCAATCATCAAGAAGGTTCGCATCGGGAAAGGCACGCGCATGAACCTCCCCCCGACAGATGCGCTGGTGCTTGATTGCACTCACTTCATGGACGAGGACAAGGAGGAAGAACTTGCCGAACTCCGAGCCATTGCAGACCTCAAGGTCGATTCGACGGTTGAACCCTGACGGGCTACCCATCGTTATCGTTTGGGATCAGTTTGTCGTAGGGGCGTCGGTGTTCATACCTGCTGTGAACACCCGCAAACTTATGGTCCAGATGAGATATTTAGCCAAAGAACAGAACATAACCTTACAAGCAGTCGAACGAATTGAGAACGGCAAGTTGGGGGTTAGGTTCTGGCGGGTCGTGTGATACGATCTTTTCCGGGTGGTGCAACGCCACTCGCTCTCGTTTCTCCCTGTTAACCCCGGCCTAGTGCCGGGGTCTTTTTTACTCCGCAGGCTTCCAATCGTCCACGTATCCGAGCAACTCATCCTTGAGTTTCTTGTTCAAGATGATGCCGTGGTACATCTCTTGGGTGGTGCGCTCGTGCTGGGCCATAGAGCGCCGGATGGTCTCCTGCATGTCCCCTAATCCTGGGTGCTTGTCATACAGGTCCTGCAGCTTTGCATAGGACTGGTCATACCCATCGTTGTCACCAACGCGGTCAGCGATAAACATCTGCCTGAGTATCTTGACCCTATCCTGGGTGACCGACTTCTCGATGCCCTTGAGCATGGAGTTCTGCTCTAACTGCCGGGTGTACTCGGCAGGGGTAAACCCTAAGAACTGAGCCGCAACATTCCACGGCCCGATGTCTCCGACGATAGGGTCTCCCCGCAGTGTGTTGGCACCCTCGGTAGCAAACCGAATACTTTTGAATAAGTTTGCTAACGCGACGGGCGCAATTGACTCGATGCCACGTGCCATCTCACCTTCGTTGATCAGCCCCACCCCACGCTGAATTCGACTTGCGATGCCATAGATTGGCCCGCCCATGATCTGCGCCATAGATTCCGCAAGGGAGGTGGACCCCGAAGAGAAGGGGCTTTCACGGAACAACAGATCACTGAGGCCAGTTCTCTCGGCAATGCTCAGTCCGGTCAGGTCGTTGATCAAACCTTTGTACACAGATTCACCTGTGTAGCCACGCACAACGGATGCGAAGTTTTCTTCATCATCCTCTTTGAACATGTTGTAGATCATCGCAAGCACGCCAAACAACGGCATACCCTGCACACCTGAGATCAGCGCCGTGGTGCCATAGATACCTGCAAGCTGCTTGAATGCTGCTTTACGCACAGCAGGATCTTGGTTCTGCATCACCTCACGGGTCATCTTGAACAGCATGTAGTACATCGACACGCCGTACCGCTTGAACATGAACAGCACCCGACCGACCGCATTCTGGGTGATGGGAGGGGCCGAGCCCGCCGATACACCACCGTTGGTGGTCTCTGCGATAGATACCGCACGTTGCGCCGCCAGGGTCTCCCGGTCCTGCTGGCTCAGACTAGGCTCAGCTTTCTTAAGGCGCTCCAACTCAAGGTTGTACGCAGCCATAAGAGTGACCTGACGGTTCATCCGCTCGGCGTGGTGGAAAGCAAATCCACCCACTGCGTTCAGTGTGGCAACCGGGCTCTTCTGACCATCAACATCCAAGATGTCGTACAACTGGGAGCGATTCAACTGCCCCATCTTGGCAGCAACATCAGCAAGCGTCTTGTACTTCTTGATGTGCGCGGGGGTATCCTTGGCGTCAAAGTCGTAGTTGTCCAGCGACGGCATCGCCTTCGTCTTAACCTTCTCGCCACCTGCACCCATCATCTCAACGGTGCGAGAGAACCCACTGCCCATGTAAATCTTGGTGGCTTCAGCGATAGCTTTGTTTGCCTGCGCATATCCGTACGGACCACCAAGGTGCGGCATAACGATCAGAGGCACCTGAGTCATGTTGACCAGTGCAGACGATACGTTAAAGCCGAGCAGGTAGTTGAAGCCAAAAGTGGTGGCAAGCTGCGCCCAACGGGACACCGTAGGAGATACGGCAAAGTTGATCCGTTCCTGCAGTGCATCAAAGTACTCTCGTGCAACGCGGTTATCCGGTGAACCCTCACCCTCGCCCATCTTGCGAACATACTCACGCAGCTTGTCGCTCTCAGCGTACAGCTTGGCGGCGTACTTCATGTTGGACAACTGCCGAGACATGGAATACGTCTTCTCCCGGAACGCACGGATGGAGTCCATGCTGAAACCGAGCCGCTCCTTACGTTTCTGGAACGCTTGGGCAAACGAAGTTTCCGGCAATGTGGCGAGGTACATCCGCAGGACGCCCTCCATTGCTGCGTTGAAATTATCCGCATCGTCCTTGTTCTTAGGACGGTTCACCTCAATGACCTTCAGCACTCCGTTGACAAACGAACTGGACGGGGTGTTGCGGTAGGAAAGTTCTGACAGATTGGAGAAGGCTTGGATGTTGGACACCTCACCTTGCGATGCCAGCTTCTTCAGAACCTCCATCTCCTGAGTGCGCTCACGCTCGGTCTCGTAAGCCTGCACATACACGTTCGGTTGCCCACGGGCATCGCGTGCTTCAAACCGCAACCAATACTTGCCATTACGTGTCAGCGGGAAGTAAGGATCAATCTGCCCCCGGTCAGCCAGCTTCTGGAAGATCTCATTCTTGATCTTCTGCCGAGCCTCAGGGTCCGCAACAGTCTGGTCGATCCGAGCCCCAATCTCCCGCAGGATCTCGTTGTTCAGCTCCATGTACGTGTTACGCATGATTGCGTAGAGCTTCCTGGCACCCGGTGCAGCCTTGTCTACTGCATCGAGTTCGGCTTTGAGCTTGTCGTAAGTCTTCAGCGCAGCGTACAGGTCTACCGCAGGGGCTTTTGCAAACTTGTCCTCGTAGTACTGACGAGGCCGTGTGGGGTCAATCTTCTCCAACGTGCTTTCATAGACCACGCTGTTGAACCGATCTTCTACCCCAGGCGGGGCTTTGCTTGCCCATGATTCTGCAAACTGGACTGAGGGTTCGATCTTCTGGTTGCGGATGCCTTCGTCGCCGTGCTTTAGGTTGACAATTTCATTGATCCGCTTGGCCCCAGGAAGTTCAGGCTCGATAGCGTCAGTGAAGGCGTCCAACGGCAACGTGGACATCAGGATGCTCTTGCCCGTGCCCCCCAAAGTGTTCTTGAAGAACTCGTGGATCTTGCTGATCAAGTCCTGACCACGTGGAGTGTTCACCCCCGGCAGTGAGGCGGCACCGCGCCCGATGCTGTTCAGAGTTTCTTTTACAAACTGCCCACGTGGGTTGATCGTAGCCGCATTCAGCAGTTCTGCACCACGGGTCTCGGGCGCATTGGAGAGGATCGCCCTGATGGCTTTGTCCGTGCGGTCAAAGGCAGTCTCAACCGAAACGGTCGGACGCCCCATCAATGCACGGAACAAGTTGCGCACCGCGTTGACAAACCGATCCCATGCGGTGATCTTTTCACCTCTGGGGTTGATAGCGTTCAGCTTGCCTTTGAACTCCTCGTTTGCCCATGCCTCGGCAACAAACTCATCCAAGCTGGTCGTGCCGTAAGCAGTGTCCAGACTGCCCTTGACATCGTTGAATATCTGCGTAAGTTGCCGCGTCACCGGGTGCGACGGGTTGGCGATGATGTGTGAGGTTGCCGCGTGGCCCAGTTCATGGAACAGCACGTGCGAGTTCATCCCCGTCACGGAGTCCAAGAAGACCGTATTGATCTTCGGGTCAAAGTAACCCGGAACCGGCTTGCCGGAAGCATCGGTTAGTCCATTGACCACCACGACATCAGTTGTGCCTGCAATCTTTTCATGCAGTTTGGCCATGTCACGGGTCAGGTCACTTGACTCCGCAGCGAGGAACCGCAGTGCCTGCTTCAGATCACCCTGCATCAGGGCTTGGCGCACCACCGGGTGCAGTGGACGAGCAAACTGACTGGCGGCATCCACGCGCAGCACCATGTCTCGATCTGCTTGGAGGTCGGCGGCATCAAGGTCGTAATCCAACCCCACCAGTTCGTCAGCAGCGAACGCTTCACCCATTGCCTTCTTGTAGGCAGCTTCACCACCGAGCTTCGCTTGAATTTCTTTCTTTGCCTTTGCACGGCGCTCAGCAGCGGCCTTGTCTTGCCGCTCGGCCTTGGCTTGCAGATCTTTCAGTTCCGCTTCGGTGGCCTGCAGCCCAGCAACAAGTCCGGCCTTGGGAGTTTGTTTGGCGGCTTCTTCGTATGCGCGTTGCTGTTCCTGACGAGCAGTAAATTCCGCCAACGCAGCCTCAGACTTTGCAGCCTCCAGCTTGTGCTGAGACAGGTACTTGTCAAACAGAGATTTGGTTTTGTTGGTCAGGTTGCTATCACGAACCCACTGGGCCGCAAGCACAGCCTGCTTACCCCCGGTTCCGGCAAACCGCTGAGACTCCACCGTACCTTCACCAAACCCTTTACGGTAAGTGCCTGAAGTTGCACGCAGCGCATTGGCAAGGTCAAACGCCAAGTCATACAGCGCATTGGTGGCGTAACGAGTTTTGGAAAAGTACGCCTTTGCAGCGGCAGCTTGGTCGTTCAATTCCCGCTTACCACCAGTAAGCCCAAGAAGAATCTCACGGTCCCGTGGTTGCACTGAATCGTTGATCACAGCGTCATACCCGCCGCGTTCGTTTTCTCCAAAGACGGCAGCGGCTTTTTCCTGAGCTTTCAGGGCTTCATCCACCTCCTCCGGGGTCATCCGCTCAGTAACTCTTTTGCCGGATTTATCCGTGTAGGTGGTCTCAATAACGAGCCCTTTGAGCTTCTCTTGCTCTTCACGCTCGGCCTTCTGCTTGGCCTCACGCTCAGCCTTCTTCTTGGCCTTCTCCGCTTCACGGTCAGCCTTGGCCTGCGTCTCTTCTTCCGTCAGAACCTTCTTGGGCCGACCACGCTTCTTGGGCTCTTCTGATACCGCAGGGGCAGGAGCTTGAGATTCCGATACTTCCGGGGTAGGTTTCGATGTTTTCTTTTCAGTCGGCGGCGCAACTTTTTCTGCAGTGGGCGCAACTTTTTCTGTAGTGGGCGCGGGTTCAGCGGGAGATGCAGCAGCTTCATCGGCTTTGCGTTGTGCTTCCTCTGCACGTTCCAACATTTGTTGGGGGGTAAATTTAGGTGCAACAGGGGCAGGTTCAGCCGTAACAGCAGGTGCCGGGGGGAGTGGAGGAGCAGTGGGGGCGAGTGTGCCGTCTGGGTTGAACCCAAGAAGGTTTACGTCAAGCTCTTCACCAGTCAGATCTCGCCACTGCTGCTTCTTTTGGGCAAGCTGTTCATCAAGAGCGTCAAACTTCTTACGCGCAGGAGAGTTTGCAAACGGCGCACGCATACCCGCTCGGCTACCCTTGACCATCAAGGCTTGTTTGCCAGCAATGATCTGCCGCATGTCATCGATCAGTGTTTCACGTGAAACACCTTCAGGCACGGGGGTAGGCGCAGGGGCAGCAGTGGGTTCTGGAGCAGGTTCAGGTGCTGCTTCAGCTACTGCAGTTGGCTGTGGCTCTGTTCCAAGTACAGGAGGTGTAGCAGGTTCTGCACTGCGAACCACTGGACTGGGTTCAGGTGCTGCAACTCCGGTGGGGGCTTCAACTGGTGCGGGTCCACTAGGTACAGGAACGCTTTCTCCAGCAGGCGCAGCGGTAGGTCGTTCAACAACGGGCTGTTGTGGTGCGGGGGCTTCGGCAATTGCGGCGGGTTCTGGGGCTGCAGGGGTGACTGCGGCGGGAGGTCTTGCACGGGGTTCTCCTTTGTCCGCTCCACGGCGCAACAGTTCTGCTGTGAGTGCCTCAATCAGTTGGGCGTTCTGAACAACTTCAGGCTTGCTTGTCTCGCTCTCAAGCTGTGCTTGGAGCATTGAAGTCGGCCATGCGGTGACAGCCGGGGGCGTACCCTTGATGGATACAGTCGGTTCAGGTACAGCAGGAGCAGATACTTCTTCAGCAGCCGCAAGGACATCTGCACTCGGTGCTGCACCGGGCTCCGTGGGAGTAGGTAAGGCGGTTTCAGTCCTGGGAAGTTCTTCCTCAGGAGCAACTGAAGTGGGAGCCGCACCAGCAAAAGTAGTTCCTCCCGGCACGGGAGGGGTGATCGGAGCAGGACCGGGTGGTACTTCTGCCACAGGAGGTGCTGGAGGAGTCTCCTCCGTAGGCGGGATTTCAGGTGCTGCAGCGGCAGCATCACGCCGTGCCTTGACCACCGCACCGGGTGCGCCAAACGCCGTACCACCAATCAGGCCCTTGATGCCCGCATTGATCATGCGGTCGATGTTCTCCTGACTGAACACCTCTCCTGGGGCTCCAGCGGTCTTCTCGGCCAAGATGCCCAGCAACTCCTGAACGCTCTCGGTGCCCGCTTCACCTGCCCCTGTCTTGGCAAGTTCTTTGGCAATACCGACCTTGATGCTCTGAGGAACAACCGAAGACTGCTGCGCAAGTTCAGCAGCGGCGCGGGCTTTTACTGCAGGTGAGAACTGCCTGAGGATCTGTGCAGGGACAATCGCATCCAAGGCCGACTGAGCCGCACCAAACGCCAGAGCAATACCCGGCGCAAGACTGCCGGTCTTCTCGTAGATGCTCTCAAACGTATCAGGAGCATTCAGCCCCAACGACACCCCATACAGCCCCGCCCCTTGGGCCTGCTGTCCAGACTTGGCAATCAGCGGCGCAGCACGCTCAGTGAGTCGTTCTTTATACGCAGCGGCAGCGGCTTCATCCAACTGACGCTTTGCGGCGGTTTCGGCTGCAGCGCGTTCAACCCCTTTAACAGCAGCGCGGCGTCCAACGGCACCGAGAGCGCCTGCACCAGTGAGCATTGCTACGATGTCAGGCGTCAGTTCACCAAGGGTTTCAGATATGAACTCCGGGGTATCCCCAATACCACGCACATCTTTGTACGTACCGAATGCGGTGGGGAACCGCTCACGGATGGCCTGTTGTTTCTGAGAAGCCTCTTCAAGTTGCTGACGGGCGTACTCATCTTGTCCAAAAGCAGCACCAGCCAACCCAGGAAGCAAGTCAGTGACCGTACTCCCCAACCCCGACGCAGCGCGACGGAACCCGCCATACATGAGTTGCCCGATACCGAGGTCACGGTAGTCAGGCTTGTAGGTCAGCTTTTCTTCCAACGCGGAAGACAGCCGCTGTGCCTCCGCACGGATCTGCTTTTCAGACATCCCCTCCGGGAAGGAGACGGGGCCAAGATTGGGGATGTTGACTACGGGCATGTTCAGTCTTCGTCTTCGTCAGCAGCGGGAGAAACACCTAAAGCTGCGGCGGCAGCGCCATAAGGAATCGGCTGGGCACCAAACTTAGTTTGCCTTAACAACGACTGCTTGTATACCTCTGCGCCAAGCAGGAGCTTAGGCGTAACTTCTTTCTCCCACTGTGGGCTTCCTGGCTTGATGTTTCCGTTCTGGATGTCTCGTACAAGCTGCCCCCCATTAGGGATGCTGTTCAAAAACGCCAATGCTTGAGGCCCTGGCCGCTTAGAATTGAACTCGGCGCTGACCATTTTTTGCAGCGTTTCAAGGTCCCCAATACCCATACCGGGCGGGGGCTTCGTACCCCGAGCCCTTGCGGCGGCAACCAATGCCGCATTGCGGTCCCGAGCCAGCTTTTCAGCCGATGCAATACGTGCTTGGGTATCCGCTGCACTTTGTCCAGCCTGCAACGTGGGGCCGTACATCTGAGTAGAAGTCGTAACCCGGAGCGAAGCAAATGCTTTCTTGATGGCTTCAATCTTGTCTTGCGCAGCCTTTGCTCGGTCCATTTGACCCTGACGGATGGCAACATCCCGGTCTTCAATAGCGTCACGCTGCTGTTCCAACAGATCAAAGTACTCACGCTTGCGGTCGAGTGCCGCCTGTGCTTCCTTACGCCGTGCGGCTTCGATAGGCTCCATCGCACGAGTGGCTTGCCCTAATCCTGCAAACAAGCTTCTCCCCCCAGCTTTTGAGAGGAACGATGCGATGTCGTCAATTTTGCTGGTCCTGCCTGCTTCCTCGCGCATGCGTTCAAGATCAAGGAATTGCTGCCTGCGTGAATCCAATCCAGCACGGCGACGAGCAACTTCTTCTTCCTGGCGCTTAACAAAGTCAAGCTCTTCTTGAGTTTTGGGTTGTGGCTGAAGTAGCGCCTCCAACCCTTTGAACCCTTGCTCTTGCGCATCCATGATGCGCTGCAGTCCCTTGGCGTAGTCAATCATCCCGGTCGATGCGGGAGTAGCAGGGGTGGCTTGAGATGTGGTGGGACGAGCCGTAGCAGGGGGGCGGGCAGGGGGTTCTTTCTTTTTGGGGGCTTCAGCAACTGGGGCGCCTTCCATTTGAGAAAGCCTTGCCCGCGCTTCTGGAGCCTGCAACGCACCAAAAAGTTCTAGGGTTTCAGCTTCTTGCCGAAGTTTTTCAATATCACGCTTGCGCTTTGCTTCAGCAACCCGCAAAGCATCAAGGGCTTCTACTTCAGGCACAACAGAGCCGAACTCCCCAGAAAACCCAACCACCCCACCTTCAGCCATCTCAACATCCGCTGGCAATGAGGCAATACCGCCTTCAGCCCTACCTTGTGGCTGCTGGCCCTGGGCAAGCATAGCCATACGCTGTGCCTGCTCTTGCGCTTTGGCTTGCAGCGTTTGCATTAGCTGCGCACGATAAGGATCGTTTGGCAACATCCCAGGCATTTCTGCGGAAGGTGCGGCTTGAGAAGCCACTTGGGAAGCAGCCTGCTCAACTTGTGCCGCAATCGTGGGAGCACCACTTGAAGTTTGCGGTGAGGAAACTTGCTTAAGTTCCTGCACAGATTGCATGAGCTTTTGCAGCCCAGGAGAAATTGTGCTTTGCATGATTACTTCTTCCCGCCAAGCGTTTGGTACAGCTTAAGAAGTCCGCCAATACCTTCTGTAAGATCCGCAAACATCGAAGTGTTTGGCGATGTCGTGCTTGTTGAAACAGGCAAGCCTTCAATGAGGCTTTGTTGGAACTGTATCTTCCTGTACGGATCAAGTTGAGCTTCTTGGAACTGCTTGAGTTGAGC